ATCGCCCTTGGCCGTGCCGTCGTGCGCCGTGATGATGATGCGCGGTGCGTCCATGCCTACCACCACATCTCGCGGTAGGTCACGGTCGCGTCACCGCTTGTCGCGTCGCCCGTCATGGTCAGCGTGTGCTCGCCGGGGCTGAACGTCAGCCAGTCGGCTTGCGGCGGTAGCATGACCACGTTTGTTCCGCGCGTCACGATGCGATTCGTGCAGTCGTAGGTCATGGGCATGCTGGACGCCGCGTCGCTGGTTGACTCGTAGAGCAGGTACGTGCCGTCCTCCAACGCGAGCCGCCACTGCTCGCCCACCGCCGACGTGCCGACGTTCGCGGTCACTGCGGGCATGGTGGGCGCGGTGCCGCCGACAAGGAACGTCGCGCTCCCGTTCGCGGGGACGGTAACGGTGTGCTCTTCGCCGTACAAGCGCGGGTCTGGGCAGACGAACGAGACGCTTACCGATTCAGCGTTCAAGAACGCTTCGATGGGCTGCTCGTCGGTTGGCACGGCCATGCGGTAGCGCCCGCCCTCGTCCCCGAGTTGCAGCATGCGCGGAGAGTCCACTGCCAGCCATCCAGCGAGCGTGCGCAGCGCTTCCTGTCGCTCGTCGCGCGTGTCGGCGAACGTGTATAGCTCCATCGTGATCGTAACGGGGTTGGCTTGCGTGCCACCGAAAAGCGCCCCCATCGCTGAGGGCGCTTCGATGAGGTTTGGAGTCCACGCGCCGACGCTGCGCTCCATGTGGTACTCGATTGCGAACAGGGAGCCTAGGTCGTGGCCGTCGAAAAGCACTGGATAGCAGCTCACAGCTTGGCCCTCCTGCGTCTCTCTGCTTCTTGGTTGATTGCGCGGCCAATCGCGGGAATGTCGGACTCCTTGCGCACCACGAACGTGTTGCCTGTGACAACGACGCCGCCCGCGTTGGGGAGGTTGATGCAGTCGGCAACCGTCTGCGCGAAGGGTCTGACGAACCGCTTGTTGGTGAGCGGGACGATTGCTTCCGCGCCCGCTTCGCCCGCGATGTGCTGCGTGATGTTCACGCCGCGTCCGGGTCGGTTGGCGATGAAGCCGTCCGCGTGCTTCTGGATGATTGCGCCCGATGCGTAGGTGTAGTGGCCACCGCCGCCACCGCTGGACGTGTCCACAACCGCGTTGCCGCGCACGGTGAAGCCGCTCCATCCGTTGATGAGGTTGCGCAGGCTCTGCTCTGCTCCCCACGTGCTGACGGACGCATAGCCGTTGACGTTGAAGCCGCTCCAACGGTTCTTGAAGTCGGACATGTGGCGCTCGGCCTTGTCGGTGTGGGCGCTCGCGTTCATCTTCGTCTCGTAGGTCTTGTTCCACGCGGTCTTGATGCGCTCGCCGTTCTTCTCGGCGCTCGTGGCCGCGTTGCCGCCCTGCGTGCTCACGCTGTTGGACAGCGTGGTCATGTTGGAGTTGGCCGTGCTCGCCGCGTTCGCGGTGGCCGTGCTAACGGCGGCGTTCATGCCATTGAAGCTCTTGGTGACGTTCCTCTGCGCGGTCGCGCTGGACTTGGTGGCGGTGTCGCTCGTCTTGGTGAAGAAGTCACCAGCGCTCTTAGCGAAATCGCCAATCTTGCCAAGCGGGTCGCTGAGGAAGTCACCGACGAAGCCAGCGGCATCGGCGATTGCGCCAAATGCGTCCTCCACCAGCGATGCCAAGTCCTCGATGCGCTGCCCAATCCAATCGACGGCCTGCCCCAGCACGTCGCTGAGGAAGGACGCTACGGGGGACAGCAGCGAGAGGGCCGCGTCGAATGCGCTTCCGACGATGCCGATTGCGCTGCTGAGAATCGGCAACGCATGCTCGGCGATGGTGGCGATGATTGGCGCGATGTGCTCAAAGGCACCAGTGGCCGCGCTGAGGGCGGTCATGAGGATGCCGCCCAGCTTGGAGCCAATGTCTGACACGACGGGTGCGAGCGGCTTGAACCGCGCCGCCATGTCGGACGCGGCCTTGCCGATGCGGTCAACGTAGGGCTTCACCGCATTGACCATCTTTGAGAAGCCGCCGTTGGTCACGCCGTCGAGCATCTGCGTGACGGCCTGCGCTACCTTGGGCGCGTTCTGCGAGATAAGCCCAGGTATCTGCTGGAACAGAGCGCCGATGACTTGCGCGACGCGCGGGCCCACGTTCTCGGCCACCGCGATCACGGAGTCCACCAGCTCGCTGGTGCGCGTCTCAATGTCCGCGTCATCCTTGCCCAGCTCGGTCACGAAGTTGGCCCAGCTCGCCTGCATCATGCCGATGCTGCCGCTGATGGTGTGCTCGGCTTCGCGTGCCGTGTTCCCCGTGAGGTTGAGCGAGTCCACGCCGCGTGCCAGCATGTCGGTCACGGCCTGCTGGTACTGGTCGATTGGCACTTCCGTGAGGCTCGTGTACTCGTCGGAGAGCAGACCCGCCGCCTGCGCCTGCTCCAAGAATCCCGCGCTCGTGGCGGGGAGGATGCCGCTGAACTGGTCGGCGATGGACTGGTAGCTGGACGTTGAGCGCGTGATGAGCGCGTACTTCTGGTTCAGCTCGTCGATGTTTCGCCCCGTGCCGCTCGCGTAGTCGGAGATGGCCTGCATGCCCTTCTGGGCTGTCTGGTATCCCGCCTCATCGCCCATGGTGGCCTTGAACGCCGCGCCCACCTGATTGATGGACTCTAGGTACTGGTTGGCGCTCATGCCCATCGTCTTGTAGGCGCTCTGCGCGTCCGCTTCGATGCGGCTGTAGTCCATGCCACTGAAAATCTGCTGTGCGCCGCCCGCAAGCTGCTCATACTGCGAGAAGCCGTCGATGGACGCCTTGACGATTGCGCCCACGCCCGCTGCGATGGCCGCGCTTCCGATTGCCGCCGCCTTTACAGCGGTGTCGAAAGCGCCCTTGGCGAAATCGGCCACCTTGCCGAACACGTTGGACGCGACGGACTTGATGGGTGCCAGCTTCTCGCCGATTGCCGCAGCGATGCCGCTGAACGACTCGCCGATGAAGCCCGCCACGCCGCGCACGGTGCCGCTTACCTTGCTAAAGGCTGTGCTTGCGGCTCCGCTAATCTTGCTAAAGGCGTTGCCAACCGCCGTGCCAAGCGCGGTTCCCGCGATGTAGTTGCCCACGCTTGCGAACTTGGTGCCTATTGCGGACGCAACGCCCTCCATGCGGGAGCGTGCGCCCTTTGCGACGTTCTCAAAGGCAACGCCGATGCCTGTCTTGGTCTTGTAGGCGATGCGGTCACTCACGCTGTCGAACGACTTCATGAGCGCTTCGCTGGACTTGGACACGCCCTTGGACATGCCCTCGCCGAGCTTCTTGCCAGCGTCGTTGCCAACCACGTCAGCATTGAGCTGCTTGGCAATATCGCCCTGTATGCCCTTCATCGAGGGGATGATCGTAATGTACGCTTGCGCGACTTCCACGCCGCTAGGCATCGTCAGCCCCCTTTCTGTTGCCTGCCCACCAGTCCTCGAACTCGCTGATGGGTATCGCGTCGCGCCCTATGCGTCGCTCGCCCTTGCCCTTCGTCCATGGGCGCGGGTATGGCTTCACCTGCGTGGCACGCTTTCCTTGGCTGCATAGGTTGGTGTTGAGCTGGTTGAGCAGGTCGTAAATGTCCGCGAGCAGCGCCGCCGTCGCGTGGCCCTGCGCCCATCGCTCCTCGTCGGTTGTGGGCGCAATCTCGCATGACAGCGCGGACGTTCGCGGGAGGTATTGCACGAAATGGAGGAGCGCCCCCCACGGGAGCGCCCCTCCTACGTCTTGAAGGTTGTGGTCGGTCATGGTGATGAGGTCGTAGTCAAGCGCTGCGCCATGCTCATCGATGATTTGGCACAGCCACGCTATTCCCCCAGAGTCGCGCCCATCTCTTCCTCGGAAGCCGCATTCCAAGCGTTCGAGAGCTGCGTAAACTCAATCATGCTCATCTCGTCCACGGCATCGCCCAGGTACTCGCGGAAGAAGTCGGCAAGGTACTCGTCCTTGTCCTCTGCTTCGTTGAGTCCCTTCATGACCTCCTTGAAGCGCTTGCGCGGCAAGCTGCCCATGAGCGGCACCATCACCGGGTCTGCGCCCTCGGAGAGCGCCACGGCGAGACAGCCGACGGAGTTGGTGAGCGCGAAATCAGCCATGCGTTAAACCTCCTTGGACTTAGGCGCTGGTCACGCCGTCATCGGTGTAGATATGGATGGACTCGCCCGTACCATCGTCGTTCGCGCTGATGGTGACGGGGAGGTTGATTGCGGCATTGGACGCAAAGGTGATGTCCACGCCGCTGGTCACTTGGCCGTTGGGGATGAGCACGATGAACTTGGCATCGCCGTCCTTCATGCGCAGCGCCCAGCCGCGTGGCTCGTCGAGGTGAGCGCCGAGCTTGATGTGAATCTGCTCGCCATGGGTGGTGTTGGCTGCGGTCACGGTCACGTTGTCCTCGCCGAAGCACTGCTTGGCTGCTTCGCCGTCGAGCTGGATGAGGGTGAGCGTGATGGTGCCGTCAAACTCCTCGAGCAGACGGCGAACGGTCTGGCGGTTCCACTCACGAATGTTCGTGGTGGACACGGAGGTGGACAGGGAAGCGCCGTCCTCGGAGATGTAGCCAGAGGTCTGGAACGACGCGATGGCCGTCTCTGCGGCCGCGAGGTCGGAGGGGATGGTGGTCAGCACGGCACCGCGGGCCAGAGCGCCAGTGGTGGCGGACTGGTCGGCAAGGCCGATAAATACCTTCTTAGCGTTAACGCCCATTGTTTAGGCTCCTTACTTTTCGATGGTCGTGGCACGCGCGTGAACTTGCGCTAGGAAGCAGACGCGGGCCAAATCGGGGTGCTCCGTGTCGTGAGCGGGATATGGCAAGGTCGTGATCGTGACGCGGTAGACCTGCGTGCCGTCCACCACCTCGCCCTTGAGCGCGGCAAGCGCGGCAACGACTTGGCTGGACTCGGCCACGGCTTCCGCTTCCGTCTCGGCCCACGTGTAGACGCGCACTGAGAAGCGGTCAAGCACCACGTCATTGCGCCCGCCACCGATAGGCTCAACGCACGAGAGCGGGACGGCGCTCGCAAGGTCGCGCGGCACGGGACGTGCGCACGCGCTGATGCCAATGTTGGCGAGGGCGGTGCGCAGGGTGTCGGCAATGTCAACGGGGACGTTGAGCTGCATCACGCACCTCCCATCACGGCGGCTTCGAGCGCTTCGCGCTGCGCGGTCGCTTCCTCGGGCGTGGTCGCGTGGGTAGCGACGAAGCCGATTAGACGGCCGCCGCCGTAGTTGCCCGCGATGGTTCGCACGGTGGGCTGGAATCCCGCCGCGCCATAGACGCTGGACTGCACCGAGCCGATTGCGCTGCGCGTGCCGCTGGACATGAGGATTGCCCTGAAAGCGTTGGAGTTGAATCGGATGGTGTTTCTCGCCATGCCTACCCCCTCCACGCCACGATGCGCACGTGCAGGTGGCTTACGCGCCCAGTTGGGCTCTTCCACGGCATCGGCTCGCCGTCCACGAGGTAGGCCGCGCCGTTGAACTCGATGCGGTCACCCGCCATAACGTCGGAGTTGGGAGGGGCGTACACGGCACCCGCAATCTCGGTAGCCGTGCGCCCGTCCAGCGACATTGACGTTGTGGGTAGCTGCACGCTGCACCCGCTCACGGCATGCGTTTGTGCGTTTGCCCAATCGGGCACGGTGGTGCCGCGCCGCTCCACCATCGCGGGGCGTCTGACGGTGATAACGTCGTTTGCCCAGCTAGGAAGCATGCGCCCTCACCACCTTGTACGGCGCGAGCGTCGCGGCCTGCGACTCCACGCCGCTGGACGCAGCCGCGTATGCCGCGTTGGTCGCGTAGCTGATGGACACGCCGCCAGCCGTCTCGCTACTCACGCCGTAGCTCAGGGCAACCGCACGAACAACAACGTTCTTCACGGCTTCCATGAGGTCTGCTGGCAGCTCGTCGATGCCAGCGACGTACTCAACCACCACGCCTTGCAGACGTGCGCAGGGTCGGCGGTCGGGCAAGACCTGACCGATTCGGCTCCACTGGTACGCGCCCTCGTCCAGCTCCGTGCCGTTGACGGTCACGGACTCGATGGACGTGAGCATGGTGGTGGGTAGCCACAGCGAGCGTGCGCCGTCCGTGTCCAGCGTCGCGCGGCACGGGAGCGACGGTGAGACGTGCCAGCGGCAATGCGAACGGATGGCCGCGCTCGCCGCCTCTATCGCAGGCTCAACGCGCTCGTCACCAGCCCACTTGCCGCCAGTCATCTCGTCAAACTCGTCCACGGAGATAAGGGGCGGCAAGCTGCCGTCCACGTCGTAGCCCCACGGGGTCATGGTGTAGGCCATGCCGCCCCCTCCTTTACTTGTTGTTGGTCTGCAACGCCTTGTTGGATGCGGTCTTGCGCTTGGGAGCGGACTTGGGCTTCTCGGCGGTCACGAGGACGTAGCCAGCGGGCTGCGTTCCCTCCTCGTACTGGAAGCACAGGCCACTAGGGGCGCGGTAGATACGCAGGGCCATGGCTAGGCGCTCTTGACCTTGACGAACGCGCCGGGGTAGCGGGTAGCGAGAGCCAGACGCTCCTCGACGATCACGGTCACGCGGTTGTTGGTGCGGTCATCGTGGTCACCAGTCACGACCTCGACGCGGGTGCCATCGCCAGCCTTGGTCACGACGGTAGCGCCCTGACGGAACGCGCCGACGAGGACGGTGCCAGCGGCAACTGCGTTGGTCACGACGGTGTTAAGACCCCACAGGCCCGGCTGACGCACGAGCTGGGCGTTACCATACGGGCCGTAGAAGTAGCCGCCACCGTAGTACTGGCCGCTGGTGCCGCCGTCCTTGGCGAGGCGAAGGGTCTTGTAGTCGGTGGGATTGATAACGATCGCGTCAGCGTCGAAGTTGGACGCGGACTTCACCTGCATGATGGCTTCGAAGATGTTGTCGGCGGTGGGAGCCTGGGCGATGGTGCCGATGCCCGTGGTGCCGAGCAGGGTGGTCATCAGGTAGGACTCGATGGCGCTGTCCAGCTCGAACAGGCCACGGTTGTCGATGGAGGAGCGCAGGAAAGCGTTGTCCTCAATCAGCTCGTCCGTCTCGTAGTACCAGCCAGCAATCTTCTGGAGCGTGGCGGTCTTGGAGGTGTAGGGGATGTGGAACTGGGGCTTCTGAGCGCCCTCGGCCACGGTGGTCGGTGCGCCCTCGGTAGCGCCGAGCACGAAGTACTTGAGGGCGGTGCCGCTGATGGACTCGGTGCCGAAGAGGGAGCGAATCTCGAGGTTGCGGGCAACGTCGATGACGTTCTGGTCAACGACCTCGATGGGCGTGGACATGTGAACGTCGGTAGCGGCCTTGAAGCCGAAGCCAGTGCCAGCGGACTTCGCGGCACCAGCGCGGACGGCGGTGAGGTCGAGGTTCTTCACCGCGAACTCGCCGAGCGTGCGGGCGCTATTGGGCTCGGGCTTGCCCTCGGCCTTGCCGAACGACTTGATGAGGGCAGCGCCCTCCTCGGCGGCCTTGATAGCGTCCTGCGCGTCCTTGACGGCCTGCGTAGCGGACTTGATGGACTCGGCATCGCCATTGTCCATGGCGGTGGTGAGGGCGCTCTTGGCGTCCTCAAGCTGCTGCATGAGCTTGTTCATGACTAACCTTCTTTCAGGGTGTCGAGTGCGGCGAGAAATGCCGCTGCGTATTCGCGGGCGCTTTTCAGCTCGTCGGCATCCGTTGCCGTCTGCTCCTCCGCGTTGGCCGTCTCCGGCTCCTCCGCGTTGGCGTCAGGCTCAGGCCCGCCGTCAGGCTCATCGGCGTCCGATTCCTCATCGGCCAGAAGGCCGTTGATGGCAGAAGTGATTTGGTTGGCCAGCTCGCGGATGGCACGCAGCTCGTCCGCGTCGGCCTTTGAGTTGCGACGCCCGCTCTTGACGTCCACAACGGACGTGTCAGGGTTGCAGGGGGACAGCACCAGCGAAACCTCGTCCACGTCCAGCTTGCGCAGCTCGTTTGCCTTGCGCCCGTCCTCTAGGGTCACGGGGCCTTGGTCGAGAATCATGTAGGCGAACGAGAACTTGGCGAGACGGCCATCCATGGCCAGCTCGCGGGCGCGTTGCGCCTTTTCGGTGCCGTCAAACTCGGCGGTGAACAGCAGGCCGTGGTCATCCTCGGCGATGCTCGTCACCTTGCCGATGAAGCTGTCTAGGCTCTGGTCGTGGTTGTAGAGCAGGGGGACGGTCACGCCGTCCTCGTTGACGTGGTTGAGCCAGTCGGCAAACGCGCCCTTGGCCACCACGTCACCAGCCCAGTCAGGCTCGCGCGTGAAGGTGGACGCATATCCGGTGATTTGTCCGTTGCCATCGACGCTCGCCTTGGCATCGACGCGCTTGGTCATGCTCATCGCGTGACCTCCAATCAATAAGAAAAAAGCCCCTCGCGGGGCTTGGTTCGGTTACTTAGGCGCTGTACACCAGCTCGATTTCGCATTGGCACCCGCATACCTCGTCGGGACCACCGCTCCAATCGCCGGGCCACTCCATGCCGTTTGGGAACCGCTCATCGATGCCCACGGCCACGCCGTTCATGGCCGCGTGGGTCGGGCGCGGATTAGACGAGGTGACCACCCAGCGCTTCTGCGCTTCGATGCCCGCCTGCTTCGCCGCTTCGATGGCGCTCCATCCGTCGATGGCGCTTGCGATGGCCGTCCCCGCGCTGATTGCGCGGTTGTCGATGGCGTTGGCGAACACGCCCTCGGGCGTGGCCTTTAGGCCCTCGGCACCAGCGGCCTGCAATTCGAGCGAACGTTCCAGCTCCTTGCGCGTTGTCTCGTTCACCCACTCGGCGCGGACGCGGCACATGTCGGCAAGGAACTCGGCTGCGCGGTCGGGGTCGTACTCGTCATCGGGCACGCCGATTGCCCTCAGTGCGTTGCGTGCCATCGCGTCGGACTGCCCGCGTGCGATGGTCATGAGGTCATCGGACAGCTCCTTGTCCCAGCGCGTCACGTCCCACCAATCGTCCGAGTCCTTGGTGTGTGTGCCGCTGGACTTGGCCGCGTTGATTTTCGGTAGCACGCTGCGCGACTGACGCTCGAAGAACTTGGCGAACACGTCCACGAACGCCTGCGACTGCTCTTCGGTCGGCTCTGCCTTGTAGCGCAGCATGTCGGCGCTCTTGCGGTCGTGATCGCAGGCGCACTTGTGCTGGATAGGCATGTTCTGCTCTAAGTTGTTCTGTCCAACATCAGGCGCAGTGTCGCGCGGGCTTGCCAAACCGCCCTCTATGACGTTGAGCGGGACAATCAGCTCGTTCGCGCCGTCGATGTGCGGAAGGTTGAACTGCGCACGCGCCTCGTCGCGGGTCATCCACGGCCCGCCCACGGCGCTTTGCAGGACGGCGGCGCGTTCCTCGAAAGACCCTTGCAGCTTCACGCTGAGGTCAAACTCGACGTAATGGCGCTCAGGCTCCCCAACCATCGGGAGAAGCGCTGCGTTCACCTTGTCGGTGACCTCCATCAGCGTGGGTGCCAGCGTGTCGTTGTACAGGGCGCGTGCGTTCTCCTTGGCGCTCGCGTAGGTCTGCCCGCTTCCGGGCCAGATGAGCGCGGGGTTGACGTGGTACACGCCCGCAACGTCCTCGCGGCCCAGCCGCTTGGCTTCTGACCACTCGGCATCCTTGGCGTTGAACTGCATCTGCCTGATTTCCATGCCATCTTCGAGAATCGGCATGGCACCAGCGTCAGAGCCGTCGCGCCCCGCCCAGCTCTCGTTCCACGAGCGCTTGAAGCGGTCGAAAGCGTCCTGCGTCCACTTCTCAACGTCCTTGGGGCGCGTGAGGTAGGCGTTGAACCGCCCGCCGCGCTGCCACATCTGACGGCGAAAGTGGCCGCTCTCGATTTGCTCGCCCAGAAGGTCGCGCAGGGACTCCACAGGGGAGGTCTGCCGCATGGGGTCAGTCGGGTCGTAGCCATGCAGCCACAGGCACGCGTCGCGCGGCACCTCGATGCGCCGCTTGTCTGGCGTGTCGATGATGAAGCTGTCGGGTGCCCATGCGTTGCCGCCAACGTAGCCGTCCACCCACTCGGGCGGCACGCGCCACATGGCCCATCCGCTGAGCGCGTCCGCGTCGGGCACGATGATGGACAGGTGCATGTCATACAGGTACTTGTCCGCGAAGATGGCCCTGCGCATCTCGTAGGCGGTCATGTGCTCGTTGGGACGGGACAGCAGCAGGGCCGCTGGGCTGTCCATCACGCGCACGCGGTCACCGTCCGCAACGCGGTCGTACACCTTCCACGGCACGGATGCCGCGTTGTCGGCAAGGAAGCCAACCACGGCGCGGAGGTTCGGCTGCGTGCGGTAGAGCTGCGCCGTGTCCATCCCCGCGATTACGGTGGTCTGGTTGCCGTTAATCGTGATTTGGTAGGAGGGCGAGAAAGCCGCCCTCAATCGGTCAAAAAGGCCCATCAGCCCTCCTTAGACTGTGAGAACGCCGCGCTCTTGGTAGGCGCTCTCGTACTTCGCGGGCGGTTCCGCGTCGGGAACGCGCGTCGCGTGGCCAAATGCGTAGGCGCACGCCACGAGCGGCGATACGTCCACAGGCGAGCGCCTGCGGTCGAACGCCCACGCCGAGTCACCCATCAGGCGCGTCTTGGCCACGTTCGCGGCCATGTCCAACGCCGCCTGCGGTCGGTGGTGGACGGGCGTCGCGTCGCTGCGCGTCTCCTCGTCGGGGTCTAGCGCGGCCACCGCGTCATAGAAGCGGCCCGTCCATCCCGCAATGTCGGCACCAGCGACCTCGTACACGCTGATGCCGTCTATCGCGTCAATCACGCTGACCATGGACGATGCGGGAGCGCCCTTGGCCTGCATAGCGACTGGCACGGGGTCTAGCGGGTCTGCGATATCGCGCAACCACGATTCCAGCCACGCGATGCCCGCCTGGTACGCCACGACCTCGACGTGCCAATCACCGTCTGGGCGCTTACCGCAAACGGCAATGGCGCTCTTGCTGCGGTCATCGGATATATCAACGGCGAAGCTGATTTGCGCGTCATCTGCCGCCGCGCTGTCGGGGTCTATCCCCGCGTCCCACGCGCCCGCTGGGAACGGCGGCTCTGCCACCGCCTCGACGAACTGGCAAAGGTTCTCGGTGCGTGCGGCCCGCTCCTCCTTGTTGCGAATGTCGGCGGCGAGCGCACGCTCGGTAAGGAATCCATGGCCAAGCGAGGGGTTGGCTTCGCACCAGCCGTCACGATCCCAAACGCTGCGCTCGGGCGCGGCGCTCCACTCGAAGATGGCGGGCGGCTCGGCCTCCACCTCGTTGCCCTCATCGTCCAGCGCGGGCGGCATGGAGTCTCCGACCGTCGCGCACCATCCGTCAGGGTCACCCAATGCCATGTGTGCAAGGTAGCGCTCGTGGCGCAGCACGAGGGAGTATGGGTCACCCGCGTTGGACGTGCACCAGAGCAAGCCAACCTGCGACTGCGCGAGCGTGGTGGACGATATGGCGTTCCACGCTTCCCACGAGGTCTGTTCGCGCAGCTCGTCCAAGATGACCAACTGCGCACGCTTGCCGCGTCCAGCCTTGCGGGACGATGCCTTTGTGATGTAGCGGCGGTTCCCGCTCAGCTTCAGCTTGCGCCCACTGTTGCCGTACTTGGCGCTTACCAGCTCGGCCTTTAGCTCATCGTCGCTCTGGATGGCGTCAACGCATGCGTCCCACGCTTCCTCGGCTTGGTCTAGCTCCTGCGCGGTGCCGATGATGAGCGCCACGCCGAGTATGTACAGGAAGTAGAGCGTTATCACGGTGGTGACCAGCGTCTTGCCGTTCTGACGCGCGATGAGCACGAGCACGGTGCGGAACCGCAGCACCCAATCGCCGTCCAGCTCGCCCAGAATCTCGAACGCATGGACGAGAAGCCACCGTTGCCAAGGCACCAGCTTGAATCCCAGCGCGTCGGCGAACTCGATAATCTCGAAGCCGAGCGACGTGTCTGGCGTCAGCTCTCTCAGCGGTGGCGTGAAGATGCGCGGCGCTTCGTTGCCGATGCGCACGCTTACACCGCCTTTAGCTGGGCGCGTGAGT